GGTTCAGCAGTATTACGCTGAGCTTCGCAAGATCACCGGCGCTCCTGAAAAGCCGGAGGATTACGGGCTGAAAGCTCCTGAAAAGCTGCCTGAGGGCGTGGAATGGAACGCCGAGCTTGCCGGGAAAGCCGCGACCATCGCTCACAAATACGGCGTGCCGCCCGAAGCGCTGCAAGAACTGATCACCCTCAACAACGACAACATCGGCGCGATGGTGGCGCGATCACAGGAAATGGCTGCGGCCCAGCACCAGGAGATGATCGACAGCTTGAACAAGGAGTGGGGTGACTCGGCCAAGACGAATTGGCAAAGGGCGAACCGTGGCGCTATCGCTCTAGGAATCGACACGACCAAAAGTGACCTGGGAAACAATCCCGAGTTCATCAAGGCGATGATCCGTGTCGATCAGATGATCCGCGAGGACTCCGCCCTTGTCGGGTCTGACGCTGATTCCAGCGGCTCGACCTACGATGAGCAAATTCAGCGCATCCAGAAAGGCGATGACTTCCAGGGCAAGAACGGCCCTGAGAAGCAGATGGCAGCGCTCAACCGCATCGAGGGGCTGTATCGCGCCCAGCGAGCCTAGACAGCTTCTCCGGCTCCATGATGACCCGTCTTTCGAAAGGGAGGCGGGTTTTTTATTTTTCCGCTTGCCTTTTTTCTCAAATTTGAGAATCTGCGGCAACGACGGCCTCTTTTTGAGACAACCGGACGCCTGAACGACGGCCTGCCAACGGCAGACAACCGAAGGACACAGGGATTCATGACAATCCTCCGCCCGCCGCAAGGCAGGCTCAACCCTTCAACTTCTTTCATTCCTCCGGCTTATGGCCCAAATCGACACCTTTTATCCGACGATGTTCGACACATCGTTCGACCAAGTTCTCCAGCAGGGTGACACCCGTCTCCTGCCGGTCATCACTCGCGCCGACTTCACCGGCAAGCGCAAGTGGTTCAACCTCGTCAATGACTCCGAAGCTCAGACCATCACGACCCGCAAGGGCGACACCCCTGATGGCGAGTTCGACGGGTCGAAATACTGGCTCACGCAGTCCGCTCGCGAAAAGGTCACGACCTTTGATGAGTTCGACAAGACGCTTCTGGGGACTATCGTCCTGCCTACCTCTGACGAGGTTCGCAGCCACGCCATGGCCTTCAACCGCGCCATTGATGACGTGATCATCGCCGCGTTTGACGCCACCCGCTACATTGGCGAGGACGGCACGACCACGGATAACTTCCCGTCCGGCCAGAGCATCGGTGCCACCTATGTGGAAACCGGTTCGCCCGCCTCCGCAGGCATGACCATCGGCAAACTTCGCCGTGCGAAATACCTGATGGACGTGTCCGAGGTTCCTGATTCTGACCGCTATATCGTGGTTGGTTCGCAGGAAGTGCAGGACCTGCTCCGCACCACGGAAATCACGAGCGGTGACTACAACACCATTCGCGCCCTGGTCGATGGAACGATCAACACGTTCCTTGGCTTCAAGTTCATCCGCTCTGAGCGTCTGCCCATCGGCACCGTCTCCGGCACGGCTGACGTTCGTTCTTGCTTCGCCTTCCACAAGTCGGCGGTCAAGTTCAGCATGGCCGAGCGCAAAACTCGCATGGACGAACTCCCCATGCGCCGTCACGCCCTCCAGATTCGCACGACCATGCTTCTCGGCGCTGTCCGCACCGAGAACGAGAAGGTTGTTCGCATCTACTGCGATGAAACGCCCTGATGATCCTGGCCCCGGCGATTAACACCCGCCGGGGCTAATCCCTTACCCAAACTCAACGACTCACATTTATGGCTGCCCTTACTGACACCTCCCTTTACACGAACCAAGTCGCCGGTGCCGCTGACGCTTCCGAGCGTCCGACGCGCAATCCGGCCAACGCCACCGGTGGCACGCTCAAGTGCCTCATTGCTTCCTACACGACCACGGGAAGCGAAGCTGCCAACGACACGTTCAACCTTTGCCGCCTGCCCAAGGGCGCAATCGTGAGCCGTGCCACCAGCTCCGTTTCCTGCGTCGATCCTGGCACCACGCTGACGCTCGACATCGGCACCAGCAGCAACGCTGATGTCTATGCTGACGGCATCGTGCTTTCCAGCGGCGGCACCATCACGTTCGGTTCCGCTGTGGCTGGCACTGCTGCTGACCTCGCCCCGGCTGCGACTACGGACAACACCACCGTGATTGTGACCATCGCGAGCGCGAACACCGTCACCGCTTCCACCGTGCTTTACTTCACGGTTGCTTATTGGGACTTCAACTGAAGCCCTGAAACCCGGGCGGAGGAGCTTGCATGGTGGCTCCTCCGCCCTCACCATGTCTTTAAATGGCTGCATCACACACGGAGATTGCGAACCTTGCCATTGCCCACTTGGGCGGGCGGGCTCTCACGGCGCTGACAACCGACACCAGCCAGCAGGCCGCGAGCCTGCGCAAGTGGTATAATCCAGACGGTGGCACCGCTGTTTACACGGCGCTCGATGAAATCCTCCGCTCGCATCCCTGGAACTTCGCCACGAAACGGAAGCGCCAGACAATCACTTACACCAGCCTCTCGGGCGGCTCCGCGATTGCCGATGACGGAAGCGGTGAGATTCGGGTCACATCGAACAGCCACGGTCTCAGCACAGGGGATCGGGTTTACATCAAGGACGCAGAAGGCGTTACAGTGGCGAACGGTCAATGGTATGTGACTGTCATCAACTCCAACGCCTTCGACCTGGATGATTCCGAATTCAGCGGCACCTACACGGCATCGACTGGCAAATGGGTCAAAATCCCGCAGTTCTCCTACGACTTCCAGCACACGCCGCCTGCTGACTGCCTGCGCCCAATCTCGATCAACGCTGACGGCGGACAGATGGAGGATGACGGCTCTGATTTCCTGGTGGAATCCGGCCTGATCCTTTGTGACGATGAGACGATCAACCTCAAATACATCGCCAGGATCACCACGGCGACGAGCTATCCATCCGATTTTGTAACGGCTTTCAGCTACTTGCTGGCATCCTACATCGCTTCCGACACGGCAGGCATGGGCGGGCAGGCAACGCAGATGCGGCAGTTCTTTGAAAATGCCGTGGCGAACAAGGCGAAAAGCCGGGACTCCGCAGAGGGCAAGGGCAGGCGCATCCTGCCGTTTGATGACTCGCAGCTTGTGGCTTCACGTTCTGCATACTGGCTCTCCTGACATGGCGACACAATTTCAAACGATCAAGTCGGTGTTCAATGGTGGCGAGATGTCGCCGCTGATGGACGGGCGGACAGATTCAGAGAAATACGCCACGGGCTGCCGCCTGCTCGAAAACTTCATCGTGCGTCCTTATGGCGGAATCTTCAAGAGGCCGGGGACGCGCTTTGGCATAGGCGGGACTGGCGTTGAAGGAGCGTTTCGTCTGGTTGCCTTCAGAAGGTCAACGGATGTGAATTTTATTCTCAGCTTTTCTGAGAATGAGATCAACGTCTGGTCTTTTTCAGAAGGCTTTTTCACGCTGGTTGACACGCTGACGACGACCTATCAAGAGGAGGACATTCAGCAGATTCACGTCTGTCAGATCAACGACGTGATGTTTCTCACGCACGGCAGCTATGCTCCGCAACGGATTATTCGGGCGACAGACGGCACATGGAGCATTGACAGCGTGCCGTTTCAGTTTGCGCCTGCGCTCGATCCTCCCGACGACGCGGTGACGGTGAAGATTGTCTATGACGCCAACACATGGGCGACGGCTTATAGCTACGTCATCGGTGATTTTGTCCTGTATCAAGACGAGCTTTACAGGTGCAAAACGGCAAACAGCGACGTGGCGTTCACGCTGGCAAAGTGGGACAAGGCCGTCTATCGTTCGCCGTGGAACGTCGGGACAACTGGATATACGGCTGGCGATGTTGTTGAATATTTCGGGAGCAACTACTTTTGCATCACGACGCACTCGCCAGCAACAAGCGCCAACCGTCCAGGAACAGGTGCTCAATGGGTGCTTATCAATATCACAGATTACAGGCTCATCGCGTCCTCCGCGACCTTTGACGCTGACGAAGTGGGCTCAACGTGGCTTCTTTCGCCGGGGTCCGGAAGTGTCGGGCGCATTGTGTCTGAGGCCATTCCTGCATCCATTAGCACGACCACCAGCGCGGCAATATTTATTCAGGGTGCATACGTTGCTCGCACGGTCTGGACATCAACAGCTTCTCCAAACCAAACAACTCTTCAGCTTCAGGAAAGTTTAGATAGAATCAACTTCACGACAGTCCGTGAATGGTATATAAGCACTTCGACAGAAGGAACGATTTCTTACACCGCCGAAGCCCCGAACACTGGCGGATGGTATCGCTGGGTGGCAATCAAGGCGAGCGCCACAGGAAGCGGAACAATGACTATTGAGCCAACTGTTGGCAAGCTGGACATCCCGTTTAAAATCGAGTCCTACACTTCATCCACGGAAGTGAAGGGCATTCCCAGGCTGGCCGTTGACAGCCTCATCCCGAACGAGGTCATCGGCTTCACTTTCCCGGTCTGGCGCAAGGGGGCGTTCTCCGCATCCCGTGGCTACCCGCGCACGGTCTGCTTCCACGATCAACGCCTGTGGTTTGCCGGGACAGAAACGGAACCAATGCGCATTTGGGGCAGCCAGACGGATGACTTCTACACGTTCCTGACCGGCACGCTGGAAACGTCCGGCATTGACGTGACGCTTGCGGCCACGCAGGCAAACGACATTCAATGGATCACGTCGTTTAAGCGCACGATGGTCATTGGCACCACGGGTGAGGAATGGACGATGGACAGCGGCGAACAGGACGGGGCATTGTCTCCGTCGAACCTGCGGCTTCGCAGGTGGAGCCGCTACGGATCAAGCCACCATCAACCCATTCTTGCAGGTGATGGCCTGCTGTGGCTGACCAGGGACAACAGGTTGCGCGAGTTCGCATACGTCTTTGAAAAAGATGGATATTCAGCGCCTGAGATGACGCTGCTTGCAGAGCACATGCTGAACCGTTCGCCCGTGGTTCAGATGGCATACTCGCAAAGTCCTGATCCTATCGTGTGGTTCGTCCATGAGGACGGCACATGGAGCGGGTTTACCTATGACCGTGAGAATAATGTAACGGCCTGGCATCGGCACAGTTCGGGGCAAAACTATGATTCAGTAACAGATTCCAGCACAAGGCACAGGCTGAAATCGATGTGCACTATTTATGCCGACAACTGCGCAGCAGACACGACCATCTATCTGTTTGATCGTGGATACTTGAGCGGCTCATGGGTTTCGATAATGCAGCTTGAATCCGTGCAGGGTGAGATTTGGCAAGCATGCCTAACCACGGCTGACCCATTGTTCAGGACATATTTAAACATGGGGCCTGGGAATGGCATGATTCCAAACATCAACGCGTCGTTTATTGACGGGTGGGTTTATGCCTTCTATTCAGGCGGCGGATTTGCTGAAAGCCTGGACTCTATCGCGCCGTCTTTCACGTTGCCTGGGCGCGTCATTCAATCCAATCTTTACAACACGGATGGCTCATTTGGTGGCGACGGCATAACGGTATCAAATGGAGGATCAATAGATGGCTCGTTTCCAGACTGGGACAACTATGCCAGTTCTGCCATTGTTGGCTTTCCAATCATCGCGGCGATGGTGCCGAACAGGATGGAGGTTCAGATTCAATCCGGCTCATCTCAGATGAGCAAATGGAGGCTTGTCCGTCTTGCGACAAGAACCTTTGCCAGCCAAAAACCCGCCGAATTATACTGGTATGAGGGTGATGCATATTTGCAAAACCTGCTGTCAACGCCCATCAAGTTGAACAATGACGGGATGATTGATTACCCGCCACCAACGCTGAACAGGTGGTCTGTGTATGGACCGCCATACGGTTATGGAACGGGACAGTCCAAAGCTGAGCCAATGCTGATGAATCATTCTGACAGCATGGATTTTTACATCGTGTCGCAAATTCCGACGCCCTACAACCTTCTTGCCCTCATCATGGACGTTGAAATCGGAGGCATCTCAGGCGCTGCCGGTTCTTGACGCCAGCCCCGTTTCTGGCATCCTGGGGGACCATGAAAATCCGAGCCTACGAGCCAGCCGATTTCGCCACCGTGGAACAATGGGCGAAGGCGCGGAACATGGCGCTGGTGCCTCAGCTTCTCAGCCCGAACGGGTTTCTTGTGGAGGATGACGAGGGGCCGTTGATGGTGGCGTTTGGATACCTCCTGTTCGACTGCCCGATTGTCCAGATCGACCACCTTCTAGGACGTCCTGGCGCGAGCATCGGGCCGATTCGTGAAGCATGGGGCATGATTCAGCGCACCATGATCGAATGGGTGAAGGAAGTGAACGCCAGGAGCGGCTTCAACTATTGCCTGATTCGTGGATTTGTCGCGCCCGTCACGGCCATGGAATCCGAAAAAATAGGGTGGCATATTGACCCGACTCCGTTAAACTGCATCCGCTATGTCATTTCTTGAAATTCTGCAATTCCCGATAATCGGCGTTGTCGAAGGTCTGAGCGCCCTTGGTTATGTCGCGCTGTATGCGTCGTTGGCTGCATCCGCGGCTGGCTCTTACATGTCGTATCAGTCCAGCCAGACGGCGGCGAAACAGGCTGAATACAACGCGGACGCGCAACGCAACGCCATCGCGGAGGAGCAGAAGCGCAAGGCTGCCGAGGACGCGGAGAACCAGCGCCGAGCATCCCAGGAGCAGCGGCGGGTCAGAGCCATGCAGCTTAACGCCATGGCCGGAACCGGCGCGATGCTTGGCACTGGCACGCCTCTTGCCATCGAGGCGGACACTTGGGCAAAACAGCAGATCGAGCTTGCTGACCAGCAGCGGGTGGCTGATTTGGCGCAACGGCAGCTTGCATATGAGGGCTACACTGCCGGAGTGATGGGCAAACAGGAGGCCGCGCAGCACAGGCGTGACGCCACGGGCGCGGT